TCTCTACTTGAAACTTCTTTAATTCATCTTGAATCATCTTCTGTATATCTTCTTCGTTAAAAGATATGTTTGCAACTGGAATAACATTTGCATTTAGATTAGCATCGCCAACAATAGCATTATCAAATGCCTCTAAAAACATTTCTGCGATTTCTTTTTCATAGTTGCCACACATTCCATCACAGTCAATATCTGCAATCACTCTTGAAAAGAAATCTTTGAACTTGTCACCAATAAAATCTCGTTCATATTCTCTTGGAATATCAATCGTTAGTTTCACTCTCTCACCTCATTCTACTTCCCAAACGGATTCTCCATAATACAATGATCAACCATATCTTTAAATGCAAAAGGCGAATCAATCACTCTATCTGAATATCTAAAACGCTTCAAAAATTCAAGAACGCTACGTGCATCTCTATGTGACAATGGAATAAATGATACATACTCTGGATGACCTTTAATGCATACAACCGCCCAAGAATGGTCATCTGAATAAAAACCAACATCCGTTCCAACATCTACCATCGAGTTCATCATCTTGTGACAATCATCAACCAATTTATAAGAATTTTTATATGTAGCAATTGCGTCAGATAATTGAATATTTGCATATTTACATCTTTCCTCTACATCTTTGTATTTTTCTATTGCATCCTTATATGATTTTTTAGCTGCTTCTACCTGAAATAAATCATCTTCTAATAGCCAAAGACGTAATTTATCTCGTATTTTATTCTTTAATTTCACTCTTCAACCTCACTTACTACTTTTACCTTACATTCGATTTCTACAACTTCTAGCTGCCTATCAGCGTTATAACATCTTGACATAAATTTTCTAACCGCATTCTCAGCAGTTTTTCTTGTTTCCCAATATTTATGTCTTGGGCTTGTAAGATTGCTTACTAATTTTCCTGTCGATTTATCCATTACACCATATAATGTAAATTCATTTTCCATCTATCTCACTCACTCTCCGAAGATTTTTCCAATAACTTTTAACTTGATATTTTCACTAAATTCTGAACCAGCAGCTTTTGGATGACCACCGCCACCAAATAAACTTGCTACCTCTTTACCAAGATCAAGATCTTCTTTAACAGTTCTATAAGATACTGTGCAACCATCAATATCAATCATAGCCACGAAATCAATTTCAGGATGCATTTTACAAAGTCTATTACCTAATTCACTAATAAACCTATCTGCAAATACAAAACCACAAACTTTACCGCACATAGGACTGGTAAACATAGTTTCATTCTTCTCTTCGATATATCTATCAATTTCATCCTGCTTAATCTTTAAAACAACCTCATCTTTAGCATATAATCTTGGGAATACCTCATCATGAATTTCTGAAATGCACCAATTAATAAAATCGTCTCGACCGTAAAGATATAATAAGTCATTTACCTGCTTACAAATAACTCCATCTTCACCAAGTTCTGACCATCTCCAAGTGTCATAATCTCTCACAAGTTCAGCAAATCT